TTCTATCATTTTAGATTGTTGTGTTGCTTGAAGTTTTGTTCTAAAATCTTTTGCGTCTTCTTTTTTCTGCTGCCTGCTGTCTAACTGTTCTTGCTCTACACCTTTAATTTGCATTTGATACTGGAACTCTTGCTGCATTAATTGACCTTTCAATGCCGCTTCAGCTTTCATTTTTTCAATTTCAAAAGCAACATCAGCTTGCCTGTACTGCATTTTGGACTCTGTTTCCATTTGTATACGTTGAGCCTCCATTTGAGCTTTTGCTTGTTGAGCTTGCATTTGCATAGTGGCAGCCATTTGTTGTTCTTGCATTTTAGCTGCTTGCTCAGCTTCTTGTTTTTTCTTACGCTTTAATTTTAAAAGCTGATTTGCCATTTTAATATTTTTTATCTCTCTTACATCAATAGCATCTTCTAAGCTTATGTCTTTTTGAGATAAAGCCATTTGTATGTTTTGCTCTAACATTGCTTTTTCTTCTTCATCTGGAGAAAGCTCTATGAAAATACCAAAGCTGTGTAGATATAAACGCTTTATATCTCCTAAAAGCTTTACATTGTATTTACCTATCTGCATCGCAAACTCATCAGCAAAATCAGAATACTCTAATATATCTGCGGTTCTAATAGAAAGCGCTTCTGCAATAGTTTTGGTAATATAAAGACTTGCTTGTAAAATATGTCGAGTAGCAGTATTAGAATTTAATGCTGCTAATTTTTGAACACCAACTAAAGCATATGGATCTGGCTTTGTACCATCTCTTGCTTCGTTTAAACCTGTTACGTTACGAATCATGTCGAGATAGTAATTAAAGTTTTGAATCAACATCTGCATTTTATTAGCTCCGCTTGAAGCTGTAAGTTGTTGAATCGGAACTCTTGCATTATTAAACTCACCGTCTTGAGTATAACTTCTTCCTACAACACTACCAGTTTGGAAATAAAGACGTAGAGCGTCTTCTGGATTGTAAGCATTACCCGTACCTAAGTCTACTTCATTAAGTCCGTCAGCGTCAATAAAAACACCGTCTGGTACAACTCTTGATAATACTTGTTGTATTTTTAAGTGAGTCATTTGAATTAAATCAGCAAAAGGTATCATTCTTCTTACTAAAGACTCTATAGTTCCTTTATACATTCTTGGAGCGCAAGCAATATAATTAGGTAGGGCATACTGAGTAGCAGCAGCAGGTCTTACCATGTTTTTTGCCATTTCCCATTTTAACATAATATTAGTACCCATTACCATAACCCCTTCATACCATACATCTATCTTTCTTTCTACTCTTTCAAAATTACCCTCATCCATCATTTCTTGTGGAGGATTAAATTGATCATCTTTTTCTACCACTCGAAAATTACCCTCTGGGGTTTCTTTTTTCTTGTACACAAAACTGTTAGTAGTTTTATAATTAAAATACATTAAAGTACAAGTGTCACGAGCAAACATGCTGTTCTCATAAAACTGAGCAACATTAAAATAATCGTACCACGCTTGGCTGTATTTAGATATTTCTTTCATATCTTCAGCAGTAATATCAGGATCTATTTTTACCAACTCTGTCATTGGTATAGTTTTTATTTCGCCCCAATAAAAACAATCTTTAAAGTAAGGATCTTCTGTGTAGCTGTATACTACATTTGCAGGATCAACATAATCAATTACCACTCCTTGTCCAAGCTGAAATTGATGTCTTGTTATACCAATACCTATAGTAGCAATATCATAATCTACCCTTTTTCTAATATCGTTGTAATGATTTTCAGAAAACAAAGTATTTATAGCTTCTTCAGCCGCTATTTCTATAGCTGGCTTGTATTTCATATTCATGTATAAAGCCAGTTCCTCATCAGTTTCTGGAACTTCATCTTCATTCATTGTGAATACTTCTACCCCAAAGTCTTGTTGAATTTGCTCAAACAGAGGTTTAGCTACCATGTTGTCTCTTACATTTTGTTCAAACGCACCTCTTCTTTCAGCAGACATTGCATCTTCAGCATAAGCTTTTACTTCAAAAAGCCTGTCTGACATTCCGTTAACCACTATGTCTACAAACTTTGGTATAATAGCTATAGGTGTCCAATCTAAGTTTAGATAACTTAAATCACCGTCAATAGCTAATTCGTCTTTATATTTTCTAATTGATTGTTCGCCTCTGGCATAAAGTCTTAACTTGTTAAACTCTTGCCATTGACTATAGAATCTACATTGATTACCATCTTTTCTGAACCACTCATATTGAATAGCCTGACCTATTTGTAATCCATATTCAAGTGTTTCTTTAGTGGCATCCGAAACAAATTGATCAGGAAAAGCGGTAGACTGTAAATTTACTAAAACGTCTTTCATCCTTTAATCAGTTGACTTACTGTACTTTTATTATTATATCTTGCAAAGTTAATGCTTATTTTTGACTGTTTTTTAACAGGTGTATATAAATGTTTTTGGTTTGCCATTATTGCTAATCCTGAACTTATTGAAGCATCAAATTTTGTTCTATTACTTATATCAAATCTTGCCCAATCCTCTAACGTCCTTGCAAAGTACATTTCACCCATATCGTCTTTTTGTCTATACTCTCCAGTTAAATCAAGTCCGATATGTTTTTCAATATAAGACTCAATTGCTGAAGCGTGTGATTGCTTTACATCTTCAGAGGTGTTAGGGATTCCTCCTAATTCTCTTTCTGTTTTTGACAACTTGTTATATCTTTTATCAGGCCTGTTCATGCAAAAACCTCTATACCCTCTGTTTTTAAAATGATATAATAAACGAGGTTTGTTGTTTTCGCATAAAATAGGCATGCCATAAAATACACAAGCCATCAATACTTCTTCAAAAAATATCTCTGCTGTTTGTGGGCGAGCTATGTATTCTAAAAAAAAATGATTAGAAGGAGCTTCATCCATATTAAACTTAGTCATGCCGTGTAAAGAACCATTAGATCCCTTACCAACTACTACACCAGAAATATCATAAGAATCACATCCAAACGATCCTAAATGTTCGTTTCCAGGATACCTTGAACTTACCTTTTCTAATACCCTGTTTTGTAATTCCTTTCTCGGTAGCCAAGTTACAAAAAATCTTCCATTTTTATTTGGACTCCAAATAACTTCAGAATCTTTGATTCCATCTTTCCATCTGAATGAACCTTGAGTGATAAAATGCTCTTTAATTAATGAATCATTATAGTCGATTTGTTGATATATTTTTGTTAAATTAAACAGAGACTGTTTAGATTCATCTCGAAATGCGTGAGATTCAGTTCGAGGAAATTGTCTGTAAAATTCATTTAAAGCATCAGGATCTTGACTTAGCGAATCTACTTCGTTTGTCCAATAATCAACAGCTCCAACATATATATCTTCACCATCAATACCTTCAACGCTATTCTTTGGAGAGTTAAAAACAGGCATGCCATACTTATCTATATAACCCTCAAAATTCCATTCCATTGGTATAAATAAATTATATAATCCTGATTTAGTTTGTCCGTTTTGATTTCTTTTGGAACAATCGCTGTCTTCAAAAAGCTTTTTAAAATTATTACCACCCTTGTCTAAAGCGTTGGATGTTGAACCCATCATACACTTACCTATAATTTTACTACCCAATCTCAAACAAGTTTTTGTAACACGCCAGTTATTTAAAATGTTTTCAGGCCTTTCCCACTTACCACTTTCATCGTGTATTAGTAGCTGTAATTTTTCACCATCATAACTGTTGTCTGAAGTGTTCTTCCAATCAATAGTTGTGTCAAGACCTTCTAAATCTTCTTCGCCTTGATCATACATGTTTCTTTTAGTTATTTTAGAAGCAGGAACTCGATATGCTAATTCTGTTTTTGGCTTATCCATACCATCTTGTATTGGTTTAAAAAAGAATGGATAGTTGTTTGATATAGGAACAACTTTGTCGGTAAACATTTTTTTTGCATCAGCTCCTGTTTTAGATAATATCCCTATTCGTGAATCTTTAGAGATTGTAGCTTTGTTTACAGCTTCTGCTGAACTCATAAAAGAAAATCCTGAACGTCTAATTTTTAAATAACACATACCAAAACTTCTTTTATCCAGCTTACAAGCTTCCCAAAATATAAAAAATATTCTATTGGCTTCTCTGAAATCAGGATGGCCTACGTCTATTTTAGTCCATTGTAAATACATGTAATGAGTTCCTGTAAGATATGTTGGCTCACCGTTATTTAAAAACCAGTGGCCTTGTTCTCTTTTGTCAAATTCAGACTCTATAAAGTCCACCCATTTAGATTTGAATGAAGCTGGAGCTTCGTGCCACTGAAATATAGTTTGGATTCTTTTCAGCTCTTTAGGGTATTCTATCGGACTCCAGTGTTGATTTTCTTTTTTTATCTTGGAAGTTAATTTAGGAGTTTTTGGTAATGCTACATTTAAACCACTAATAGTATATATATCGCCTATCGTTCCGTCTTTTGAAATTACCACTATATCGTATTTTGGATTGTAACCTGTCTGCCAAGTTCGTGAACGATTTTTAGTTACCCTAACTGAGTTAGGAACTAAATGATTATTCTTGATGTAAATTCTATTTAGATCGTGATTCTGCAAAACCTTTAGGTGTGTTGTTAGTTTTTACTTCTACTCCTTCTAATATATCTTTTTCTTCCCTTATTCTTTTTAGTATTTCAAAAGCATCAAATATAGCCAGCTTTTTAGTAGCTGCTGCATTTTTAAGTCTGTCTGCCGCAAGTTCATCGTCTTTGTCGTATTTAATAATATCTTCTTTGGCAACCTTAATTAACTGCACTACAGCTAACTCGCCTGCTTTTATAATTTCTAATTTTAATTTTTTATTATCCAAACTTCAAAGTTATATTATTAGTAAACATTCGGTAAAGCTTTTCTCCATCTACATAAAACTCATACTCTGATTCTGGCTGAAAACTTACCTCATCTCCAACTCGCAAACCCTTGTTAATGAGCTGATTATTTATATACTTAATTACCCCCATCAAAGGTTCTTCTGAGCCTGATGTTTTTAAAAATTTTTCTTTTATCTTTATAGGTTTGACAAAACAATATTTATCATGAGCCTTCCATTCTTCGTTGTGCTTATATAAAAAAAATTGATCGTAGTCAACAAAAAATAAATTATCCCTAAAAAAACTTTTACCACTTTTTCTTCTACCTTTCATGTCGTTATAAAATTTAAAAACATTGTGGTGAACTAAAAGTGTATCTCCTTTTTTAATTTCTCCGCTGTAACACAAGGGAACAGAAATTACTTTAGCAAATCTGTTTGACGCAGTATGGTCTTCTTCTGATGTGCTGGTAAT